AGAAAGATTTTGAGAGACACCTGACGACAAAGATAGAGCGCGAGTAAAATCACTAGCTAGCGAAGTAGCGAAAGCCAGACCTAAATTAGTAAGTTGAGACTCTAGTTGCTTAGTAGATTTTTCCAGCGTTGCAAATTGATTTACAGATTTTTTTACAAAGGCGCCAATAGCTACAGCGCCAAAAGTAACACCTAGACCTTTTCCAAATTTTGTTAATAGCGACTGCGATCTCTTTGTAGCCTTATCTAAATCCTTGAAGCCTTTATCTTTTAGGCGTGTAATGAAATCGACCGCTACCTCTTTACGACCCATTACCATTATTTAACACCTCTAATAAACTTATACAAACGCTCGTCGATAATTTTAGCTATCTCAGTGCGTACCTTATCGCCTAAGACCGCCTCAGCTTTATAGATTAGACGTTTAGGAGCGCCTGCAACTTTTGGAAAAAAAATCTTAAAATCATCCTGCGCCTTATAGTTACGCGATACGCTCTTAGTCCTAGCCTTAGAGGAGTCTTTACCAGCTCCAGCTAATTCGTATATCGCGCCGCCAGGTGTGCTATTTACTAGCGCCAGCGCTGCTACTGCTACTTTATTATATCCGTAAGGTACTTTATTCATCGTAGTACGTCTTACCTTTATACCTCTAGCTACAATGGCAGGCTGCCACGTCCAGCGTAGAGGATCGCGAGATCTATGGATTTTGTCATCTCTCCAGGCAGGCGATGAGTAGTCTGGCGGCTGCGCTGAGAATACTTCTCTACCTTTATACTGCACGCTACCAGGCACGAAAGTCCTAGCTAGCTGGGTCATAGGTTTAACCGCCTCGTTAAGACCCTTATTAAAGTCTTTACGTAGAGCAGGATTAATAGCCTTTAGCTCTTTTATTAGCTTGGCAAAATCTGGGATAAAGATGGACTCACTAGCTCTAGCCACTAGCGCCTCCCCTTCATCGTGCGCGGTTTATTTCGCGCCTGCGCCTGCTCTTGAAGTATAAATTTTATAGCTTTGTAGATCGCAGGGTCACAGTTTAGTAGCTCATTAGGTGAGATACTCGTAGCCACCGACACAGCTGCGACCTCCCATATGTCGCCATGTCGGTCTATCCATTTTTTGAGTCAATAACAAAATCTACGTCTTTATACTGATTTAAGAAATCGTCATCAAGCGCCGCCGTAGTCTCGCCTTTAGCTGTAATCAGGTAATGCGCGAACCACCATAGATCAGACTCACGCTGATCATCTATTAGTCGCTTACGCCAGCCAGTCTTAAAGTTAGTCTCAAAAGCTACTTTAGCCGCAGGCGTAAGCTCGTAATTTACCTCTTTACCGTCTTTCTTAGTTACTTTAATATATTGTGTAGCCATTTATGTCCCCTATTCTAATTATTAAGATGTAGCTTTCGTCAAGGCGGTTACTGGTAGCGAAATCGATGCACTCGCTGGAGAATCGATAGAGCCGTTAATTGGCTGCCACTGTGAGACCAGCACCGACATAGAGTAGCTAGGGTTAGTAGCTGTAACTGTGCCTGATACTGGGATTAGCTTAATTGCTAATTTACTTCCTAGTGCATCCTCAAAAAGTGAGTTAACGCTAGATGCTGCAAAATCGTTAAACACTTCAAGCGTTACGGTTGGACGTTCGATCCCACCGATGAAATTATTTAGACTGTCTGTCATCGCTGTTATTTCTACGGCATCTACTTCCCTCGACAAGCTGACCGAGCTAACGAAAGTAGTGATCGTAGTAGTACCAACTATTACAGCCACCTTATTACCCATAAAGATCGCCATTTATTTCTCCTTTTGTTTAGCCGATCAGTTCGACATTATACCGATACGCAAGGTAATCGGTACTAGCCACCTGTACAGATCCAGCCGTAGCATTTGTTACGCGTAAGGTCTGTACAGCGCCGCCTAGTGTTACGTCACCCTCGATCGCGGCTTTTACCGAGGTAGATCCTGTAGACGCTAGATAACCGTCTAGCTTTGTCTGTCCAGCTGACTCGCTCATACGTCCTACGATTAAAAGTATTGTACAGGTAGCATTATCAAATCCACGATTAAACGTGGCATCAAAATTTAGATCTAATTGTCCTACTACTGCGCCAGGTACATTTACGGAATCTGGTATATGGTCGTAACATTTTAATCCTGCGATAGTAGCTAGTCTGGTCTTTAGACCTGTACGCACTGTAGAGGGAACCATTAAGCGACGACCTCTTTTTTATAGGCGCGTACCATCGCAGTAACGTCGCGACCTAGTGGAGACATACGTATCGCTCCTAGATCTCCTAGACCTAAGATGCCGCCTGGAGAGTCTTTACGTTTATATAAGTCAGCTGTGAGGATTTGACAGGCTGTCTCTATATCATCTGGAACGCTAGGCCATCCCCATTTAGCCGTAACCTCTACTCCTGGTCTTAGGCCATTACTAAATAGTCCAGGATAAACAGGCCAGACGTTTAGCGTGTTGACCATCGTAAGCTGCGTAAAAGGTCTGCCTAAAGCTGAGGCAGTCAAAGGATCTACTAAGAAATCAGTATTTATAGTGAGCGTAGTCTCAAAAGTACCATCGCCATCGTCGTCGGTCTTTACCACTAGACCAGTAGTAGAGCTAATATCATCGACATAAACAAAAACATTATTGTTAGCGCGATAGCTACGAGCTGACGCTGTCGAGTCTGCATAAAATCGCCTATTAGCGATGCGATCAATACTGCGCGAGGCAGACTCTATAAGTCCCTCTAATAGTGTGTCGTCAGTGCTATCAACAATAGATAGAAAATTTTTCATCGCTGCTAGCGTCGTATAGCCATTAGTTATAGCCATCCAGGAGCCTCATCGTAAATAGGGACAGGTATTTTCGAGAATAGGCTATTACTAAAGTGTTTTCTAATATCACTCATAAAAGCCCCTTAGATCCTGGATGGTTATAACTACTGGGAGGCCGTAGCCCCCCAGATAGTTTTATTTGCACTAGAAGCTAGGTGTAGCTAATCCAGTTCCGTTTATTTGTGCGAACGCTTTTGGATACCTTAAAGAAGTATATGCAAACATACCGTACATAACGATATTGAGCGCGACCTTTCCATTAGGTTCCTCAAACGTTACGTATGTCGGACTACCTGCCTCCTCGAATAGATGAGACTCGTTTAGATCGACTACGTGGATAGTGTCTTGGTTAGTACTGGAGCCCTTATCTGTTGCGATATTGGCATCTGTAATAATTGGCAGACCAAGTAATGAGTAACCTGAGTTATTACCGTAATTAGGGTATCCCTCGCCAGTTCCCATAGCATTAACTGGATTATAGGCAGTAGGTACTACTAACGGACGATTTTGGCCATCTAGACCAGCTAGGAAAAATCCTAGACGGCGTGGATGCATAATTATCGCGTTAGGTGATGCGAATACGTTTGACTGAATTGACTGGATGGCATCTGCGATCTTAGGGAAAACGCCTGCGACTGTACCAGTGGTAGCAGTGTAGGTTACTAAGATTCCTGTAGTCATACCCTGGATTCCTAGCGGTTGACCATTAGATCCTGAGCCATTTAGTAGTAGATCGTCTAGCTTTGTGTTATATGCACGTAGTAAGTCGCTAATAATAATTGACTCTAAGTTATATCCGCGTAGTAGGGCTTGCTTAGATACGCTGTTTTGTCCAGCTACAGTATTTACGTTAACTGTAAGTGTGCTATCAGCTGGATCCTGAGTTACTGCCGCTGTATTCTGTGAAGTTTGTGCCGCTACGTTGGTACCTGTACCAATTAGGGACAATACGACCGACATACCCTGGGCAGGTAATACATGCTTACGAGAAGCATCTGCGAACGGACGACCTGCGCGTAGTTTAGGAGCATATAGATCTACTAGATACTGCGGTACGACCAAGCCTCCAAAATCGCCAGTTGAAGTCGCGCGATACTCTACGTTCATTTCTTGTTGATGACGACGGATGCGATCCGATGCTGCTACGTCAGTATTAAAATGCGCCTTAACAGCGTCAGATAAAAAGCTATTCTCGCTGCGTTGATGATAGGTAACAGGTTCGCTAACTACTTTAATAGCTTCGCGCTTTTCGCTAGCTGGCTTTGAGCTGTCTACCTTAGCGGCTAGATCTGCGGCCTTAGCGTTGCTTAGTTCCATATATGATATTTGCTCAATTCTTTCATCGAGTTTCTTTACTTCAAGGTTAAGAGCTTCGATATTAGCTAGCTCTACCTCTGTTACGTCGCGAGTCTCCTCAGCGGCGCGGTCTACAATCGTCTGGATCATAGAGGTCTTAGTCTCGCGCTTTTCGCGTAGACCATCTAAAAAGTTATTTCCCAC